GTGCCTGCAGCGGAGGCGAGATCGTCCCGTAGACGAGAAGTATGCTGTTGCACCTGGGTAAATGCTTCTGGCGTGCCTGCCTGATTTAATTCCGCATTTAACGACTTAAGTTCAGCACGTAGTCTTTCGACTTCTCCTCGAACGGCAGAGGCTTCTCTAAGTAATGAGGAAAAGCCCTGAGAGGAATCTCCCAGGGCTGTTCTCAACGTATTACCGAGAGATTTTGCTAAATTAACAGCCTCAGAAACGCCCTCAGCAAATGAGCGGATGTCCAGATTCAAACTGGCTTGTAAAGTACCGACTTCAGTTGACATCTGTTCATCCCTCCTTAAAATTTGTTTTAGTTACATGATCTTGTCAATGTAAGTCTCAGGTTGTTTTGCGATTGGTTTTCTTGGTGCTTTTCCTTTCTTTCCTTTTGTCGGCGCTCCCGGCTTATCTTTTGCTCCGTTTAGACGTGCATGCACTTTACACAGAGCATTGAACTTACGAGGTGAGCATCGCCAAAAGTACTTAGGAGTCATTTGCAGGATTACTGTTCCGACGTAGAAGTAGAGGGCCCAGTCCCATTGGGAACTGGGGGTTGGGAGTTTGGGTCTGGCTCCTCCCCGGCAGCAGCCAATGCATGTTTAGTAATCGGTACAACGGCGGCTTCTTGCCTGGCTGATTCAACGTCATCCTTAGGCAAGGCGCCATTAATAGCCGCCGTAAGATCGCCGATAACCTTTTTCATGTTGGTTGTATTCAACCAGCTACCTACCACATACGGTGTGATATTGTACTTGATCGGCTCTCCGGTAATTTCATCAAGAACAGCTTCATCCCAAATTAGACCCAGCCAAAGAATCTTACGGATATCCTGCATAGATCCTTTAGACAGGGCCTCATTGGCTTTATCCATGTCACCGTAAATACGCTCCATTTCAGCAAAAGCATTCAAGTCAAACTTGATATAACGCTTTTTGCCTCCGAATTCGCCAATACAATAAGCACCAGCTTCGGGGCGCATATCTTCCAGGGCAGGATTGGATTTTACCTTATCAGGCATAGTGCGTTCCTCCTCCTTAATTTATTTCTTAGTCCACCGCCAATGTCAGCAAAAGCGACGTCGCAGCCGCAGACACCAGGTCGCGATCCTGCAGGTAGGTCAGAGCACCCGGCACAGTACCAGTAGCCGCAGCAATGATAGCCTGCATAGCAGACCTACTGTAGTTCTGGTTATTTGCCAAGGTGATGACGAGATCGTCGTCGGTCCAGACTGCGGTCTCTTCTCCCGGCTCAGTATCGACATCAGCCTCGATCGTTACTGTAGCACCGGCCAAGCTTGAAGCACCAGACACAGTAATCGTTGCACTGCCGTAAAGGCCAGTAGCATAAGCCCCAATGATAGTCATCGGACTCATGAACCAAGTCGAAACATACGACGGATTGAAGCCCGGAGCATCTTCGTCAGTCGTGCGCTCCCACTCATCATCGTTATCCCTCTTAACAAAGGAACCCGTAATGGTAGGTGTCGCAAATTCGATCGAATCGCCCTTGGTTGTGTAATCCTCTTCCGGGATTGCGAACTTACCCTTATTCAGCCACATATAGCGATATGCGCCATTGGACTTAAGGGTGCGGAAGCCAATCGCCAGCCACGGAGGAGTGTCGCCACCCTTACGTTTAAGGATACCACCCACATACTCATGACCAAGCCAAATAGCCTGAACGTCGAGCGGAATATCGGCTAGATTAAGCTCCAGTGTAATTTCGCCCATCGTTGCTGCCGTGTCGCCAGGCCCGTCATCGTAGAACAAGGTCGCGGTTGACGTGTTGGGGTTGATATTCGCCGTAATGGCGCCGATTACTTTTACCGGCGTTTCGTACGACGGCGTTCCGGTAACCGGATCCTCGATCAGCAACGCGTAATGAACGTCTCTAAGACCAATTGTTGCCATAGTTTTTCACTCCTTAATAAAGATTTGTTTTTACGGGAAATGACAAACCCCAAATATGACGTCCACGTTCGTCAATTTGCACTTTTATGGGGCCCTCTTGGCAATCAAAAATTGCCCACGTGGTTGTATTTAGATATTGGATCACCTCACCCTGTTCAATATCTGACTTAGCCAGAAGGAACAAATAAAGTTTTTGCAAATCATCAAAGGCTTGCTTCTGACTCTCTGCCCGCACAAGAACTTGTACGTACTTCACACCGACATTTTTTGCTACAAGTGACGCATGCCGTGTAAAGTAATTCCGAAATACAAACACATGATTTGGATCGTCTTTCCCATCGGGTAAGTCATGCAAATACGACTTTTCCCGATTGGTATCAGTAGCCTGGACTTCAGGCGGCGCCACGTTGTTTGTTGCAAAGTATGCAATTAAAAGCCGTAAAAACTCATCCATCGTGACACCTCCTTATCCTCTTATTGCTTCACCTAACAGTCGAAGCGCTTCATTACGAAAATCTTCATTTGCTTCGAGCAAAGTTTTTTCCAGCCACTTATACGCATCCGGATTTATTTTACTCACCATTTCGTGGCGAGCTACAGCATAAGCTGAAGTTGGTCTACCTTTATGTCCAATGGTTTCATCACCGTAACTGATGATGGCCTCAGGTTTGTCTGCCGGCCCAGTTTTAGTAACTTTACCACTGTCACGTAAGGCTCCAGTCATAACCGGCACTAGCCCTTGTGCTTTTTGGAAGATTTTATCTCCCGTGTTATTGACTGTTTGTCTACCTGCCGATTGCACCCGTGTTTGCTTCTGCCGCAAATTGTTGATTAGGCGATTCACGCTTTTCGCTTCTACTACCAGTTCAACTTTCATGGTATGTATAACACCCCAATCAACGTTCTACCGTGTCTACCACGATATTCTTGGCGGCGAATAATCTTTGACATCACGGAATCTAAACAGCTTACCTGGTACGTACTCTTAATACGAGAAATTTCCGTTAAAGGTAAGTATATCTGTCTGGTCGAAACCTCCTTTTCACCTAAGTCATTTGTAACAATGACAGTATCGTCATATACATAACCAAAAGTTTCAAAGGAATCCTCTGCGACACGATCACCCGCACTATCCTTATTACCTGTAGGAAACACAGTAACTGGTGTAGTAAACATCACCGCTTGAATACGGCTATTCATGATCACACCTATCAGCGGTCATCATATCATAATGGAACACGGGGGCAGTTGTTGGCGCCTCGGCAAGAGGAGCATTCATTCGGGCTGCTTGGGCTAAAAGCATCCGATATAACGATTGATAGGCACTTAAACGACTTCCTTGGGACTCTGAATAGGGCCCTACCTTAAAGTCTGTAAACCCAGACAAGATGGAAATGATTGATATGCACGCTTGAATAGAGGCTTGCAATACATCTCCATTATTTTGCGTCAGTAGAAACTCAATCTCTTCATCTTGCAGGAGGGCATCAGCTTCAACAGTATCACCCAACTTAAAGCGAATCTGGTCTTTCTTTGACGTCGCCAAGGACGTTGGATCATAACTCCAAGCCATAGTAGCCCTCCTTCCTTATTTGGGCTTATTGGCTCCGCCAGTAGACGCACCAGTGGTTGGTTTTGCTGAAAGTGGCTTAGCTCCCGCCGGCTTAGTAGCCTTAGGAATATTACCACTTAAAGGGCCAGTGCCCGTTGATTTGTTTACTGCCGGAGCAGCCGGTTTACGCGGCACAGGGGCAGTTGGTGTAATGGGTTTAGGGGGCTCAGCCGGAGTCTGAGCATCCTCCTTCACGTCAGCATCTTCCTTCACGTCAGCACCCTCCTCAGATGCTTCAGATTCACCGACTTCGTCTTCATCCTTATTATCTTCGGGCGGCTCAGGAAGTTTGGACGCTTCGAGTGGTTCAGGTGCTTCGGGTTTAAGTCCCGGAACAGGTAACTGAATCTGTTCTCCCAAAGAAGGTTGAACGGGCGGCGCTATAGGAGTCGTATCTGCCGGGACGTCAGGGATATCTACGACTCCTATCCGGCTGGGGTATAAGTTGCGGAACCTATCATGGTGCGTAAAATCTTCCGGAAGGAGGTCTCCCTCCCTATAAATGGCTCCTTTGTGCTTAATCCACATCCGCGTTACTACATAACGCTCGGCCATGGCTTACACCCCCTGTACGACGTCTTTGAAGAACACTCCCATGTCAGCAGCGATGACTTTCATGTCGTAGCAGATTTCGGCCTCGATGCGCTCGGTGCCGATGCCCAACAGCGGATTGGGGATCCGGTTGATACGTCCGCCCCAGGCAGCGGTACCCATCAAGCCAGTCCAGGTAAAGGTGTACCCGGCGGTAGCCGTTCTGAGTCTCGGCGCATTGGTGGTGTAGCATAATAGTGCGTTGTTGCCCAGGATGTATTGCATGCTGGCCTGCTGCCCCTTCTTGGCAACGTTCTGAATTGCGTTGGCAACCAGGATTCTTTCAACGTCGAACAGCTCGGCGATCAGATCCTTGGTGACCACACCCTTCTGCGAATAGCGGATGCGATCCAGGATATCGGGGTGATTCTTGAGCGCATTGTAAACTTTACGGCCGATGACAAGCGTATTAGGCTGTTTGCCGGTCACTTCGGAAATCACAGTGGAATAGTCACTAATGTCCTTGATCGGGTCTGATGTGTTGTAGTTATCCCAGTAAATGACTTTACCGGAGCCGGTAGCACTGGCACCTGCGACATCAGTTCCCCAAACGCCGGGCACGAAGAATTTCCTAGCCCAGTTATTCTCCTTATTCAGGAGAAGCTTCTCGGTAACGAAAGCGGTCGCATCCTCATCAGGGGACAGCGGATCGTCGGAATTGGCGCGCTCCTCGTCATAGACATCTTTGTGGAAAGCGTACCTCTCAGCGTAGTACAGATCAGTTCCGATCTCGTAATCACCGCCGGCGGATTCAGTTCCCATGGCACGCTTCTGTGCATCATCGCGGAACCAGTCCTCCCTGGCATACGTGAAGAATTTATCTGACTGCTTTGCAACCGGTACCATCGGGAATACCTGGCCAGCGATAAAA